TTTACTTGAGTAAGCGTTGCTAAGTTACGAAGATTAACTCCTGCACTTGTGTTTACAACCAAGCTCATTAGTCCATCATTTGTTGGCATTCCGTTGTCAGCCAAGATTTGACGAGCCGATGCGACTGTGTTGAAGTTCGAACCAAATGGAGTTGTTCCTGCTGTTCCAACTGCACGAGAAGCGTTCTTATATGCTTCTTCAGCTAGATCAGCTTCCATTTCATTCACAAGTGTTCGCATAGCTTGTTGGATTTGTGCGCCATAAACTGTTTCGTATCCTGCGCCACCATCTAAGAAGCGTACATCTTCTCCAGTGTATGGGATCTGAACACCGCGCTGATTAGATATTGTCAGCGTTTTGTTAGTTAGTGTTTGATCTGTTCCCTCTGGAATAGTCATACTTGGTGCGATTGTTACCGCTGTAGCAGCAGGAGTAGCGAATGAACGCACGTTCTGCCCAACAGCAGCCTCTTCTGATCCTGCGTTCACAGTTGAAGCAGGGATAAAGCCTGTTAGTTCTCGGCCTACAATGTCAGCAGCTCTATAAATGTCTGCCGCCAGATCTGTTAAGACGTTTGCCATAACATTTTCCTTTCTGTTTAACGGTTAGCCATTAACGACCTTGCCGCCATCTTTGAAGAATAGTGAACGTTCTCTTTGACCCATTGTATTGAATTGTGAGCGCGTCACCGATTTAACGCCAGACTTGTTGCCTGAACTCGCTGGAGGCTTACCACCTCCTGAAACACCGCCATCTTTTACAAAAAGCTGACCTGTTCTTGACGCTGCAAGTTCTTTGGCTAGATCCGCAATAGTTGCGTAACCATCGCCACCCGATCCTGCGAGGGGTTTAGACTTATCTGACGACATTATACGAATATTTCCATTCTCGTCAAACCCAATTCTTTCTTTTGCTAAGAGAGATAACGGTTCCAATCCATCAGATATAATATTTTCTCCTGCTAATTCTGATTTTAACTCGTTCATAGCATTTCTTTTTACGAGATCCTGACGAATAGATTGCTCTGCTTGTAGCTTCTCTTCGTACTGCGATTTGATCTGCGCTATTATTGCCTCATTACTATTATCGGCCTGTTCGACTGGCTTATTTTGTAAAGTCTCGACCTCTAACTTCAGACGCTCATTTGTCTTGCGTCTACGCATAGCCTCCTCGTTTGAATCGACTAGCTTCTGATTAGTTTCTTTTAGCTGCTTATTCAGATCAGCTATTAGCTCATCTCGATTGTCTACAGTTTCCGTTTCGACTTGTGTTTCTTCTATTACTTGTGCTTCTTCTGCCATGATATGGTTTCCTTTACGCTGTGCCGTCTATTTCGCGTTGACTAAATAAAGCCTCTTCCAAAGTTTCTATAAGGGGCTTTTCGTCATTGTTTGCGGTATCAATTAGGTTTTCTAGTTGATCTTCCGCATCATCAGGTAGTGGCACTGTACCCAATAATTCAAATGCTTTGTCTAAGTTTGTTAATTCTTCAGCCATCAAATTGATCCTGTTGTCGGTAAAATTGTAATATTTTAGGGTGAATACGATAAAATTGATCCTCATCACCTTGCATATAAATAGTAAAAGTCTCTGCTATGTATTCACGATGATTTGTTTGTCCATATTTACTTGCAAGAAATGACCAACCATCTTTAATTACGTTCTCTTTGGACATAATATCGTCTAGTCTTTGCAAGTGAAATCCATGAAAGCGATGCCCATTTTCGTGATAACCTATATCTTTAACGGATTTAACTGGAGAATACTCAACAGTTTTTCGCTTATTCATTCTCTTTTGTACTTCGGAAGATGGATTGACTCTAACTTTGCCAACAACATCTCTTAATAGAACGCTTTGATTATCTACAGACCTTTGATATTCTTGAGTAAATCCCTTTTCTATGTTCCTCCTTCTGTTGAAATCCTCTGGTCTTGATAAATATCCTGCTCGTATTTGTTCTTTTTCAGTAGATTTCTTTTTAATAAGGAAGTGATCGTTGTCCATTGAAAACGCTGCCGAGGATGTACGTTTGTTTCTGTATCTTACTGGAGCATTTGCCCAATTACCAAAGTATTTCATTTTAGGTAGATTGAATCGGTCAATTACTTCTTTTGATGCTAAAGCAACATCGTGAAGTCCATCAGGTTTTGATCCTGTCTGAATACCCTGATCGAAAGCAACAAAATCTAATATCATTTGTTTAGCTTGAGGTAAATTCTTCGGCATAGGAATTATAGATTCATCAAATACCTGTTTGCGTTTTCTTCTTGGTTTAGGTTGTGGAGATGGTTTCGGCTGAGGCTTAGGATTTTCTGCTGTACCGTAAACTTTGCCCCATATTTCTTTTTCGCGTGATTCAAGTTGTTTCAGAGTAAACTCTCGACCTTCCTTATCGACAAATCGCTCCATCGTTAGACCTTTTCGGAATAACTTAGCCTTTTGTACGCCCAAAACATCATCTTGGAACTCTACTGGTTGCTTACGAAGCCATCCATCATAGTTGAGTTCATTGGATACTTGACCGTTCATCGATGCCCTAGTTGATTTAACTGGCACTTCATCAGCCTTAATTCCTAACTGCCTAAGTGATTTAAGTACTGGAATAGTTGTCGATCTGCACCCTGCATGAGCAGGAGGCCGAGGCCCTTTATTATATGGATAAGTCTTTCCATCTCTTGCTCGACAAACGGCTGTCGTTCTATTGTCTAGGGTTGCCACCCACTCAATCGCCTTAATTACACGCCTGTTTCTGCGATAGCTTTCGTTTCGAGCGATGTTCGATGTATGAGCTAAAGCCGTTCTAACAGCCGTTTCCGCTGCCCTTCGACTTCTACCTTCTGATACATCTCGAATATTTCTTACGATCTGATCTGTCGTTTGCCCTTCGACATATCCCTGCATAATGTTTTGCTTGACACGCCTAAACGCTCCATCTTCTAAGCCTTTATACCAATCCTTTAATAAAAGCCCTTCGAATGGCCTAGCGTTTACTGAAGCATAGATCTGCTCCTCGCTTGGTGCTTCCCAATCTAACTCGATAGGAACTAATCCATCAATAATCTTCTTTTGCCATCTGCTTTCGCTCTCACCTAGATCCCTGATCTCACCATCGAGCAACTCAACAACTGGTTCATATCCTGCTTTGATAGACTTCTTTAGCCTGACAAGTAGCTTATCAACATCTCTGCGATTGAGGTTTTCTATCTTAGATCGATAAATTTGAGCGTAATATTTATCGTTGCCATTATTCAGCAAACCGACAACTTTGTTTACTACGCCTGATTTATATCTTTCTAAGTAATGTGCATGACGTAAGGTATCGTCAAGAATATCATCGGTTATTGCCATCTTGCGTTTCTATACTATCAGGTTCATCCATAGGCTCTTGCATCATATAATCTTGCTCATCGTCAAAGCTAACCTCTTCCGATAATATGTTTCTGCGTTTCGCTTCGTTGATGTAGGTCTGCTTAGAAATAACCTCAGTTAGATACATCTTGTTCAAAGCATCCATTTCCAAGTGAGATAATGCGTTTGCAGCAAAGTCTTTGTTTATCACTATATCTATCTTTTCTGCGTTTATATCAGCCATTTCAGCCATCCAAGTAAAAGCAAGCTCTAATGTATCCTTTAGATTATCAGCCCACATTCCTAATCGACTGTTTATCTTTGCCTCATCAATCATATCACCTGTTGCTGTAGATGATCCTGTTCTCGATACAACTAACTGCAAACCCATTGCTTGCATCTGAAACTCCATATCCTTGAGTTCAGTTCGTCCTGCATCGATAGCTGCTCCGCTATGTTCAACAACTCCGATCTTAGCATTCTCGTTAGTTGAGAAAAAAGCGTATCCTGCGCCTTCCGTAAACTCTTCTAAATCTTCCTTGCTGTAACCGTGAAAGTATTTCATTGGCGCTCTGGCATGGTGCATAATATTGGCCTGATCTGATTGAGATCGCCAGTGAGCTAGGTTTATCTCAGCTAATCGAGCGTGTGGAGGTTTGGCTTTCAAGTAACCATCACGACCTAAATCACAAGCAGCTATATATATTCTCGGCATACCTGTTTCATATTCATCGTATAGACTCCATTGATTATCTGCGTTTTGCCTAAATAAACGAAGATTAACCGATCCAACTACTCGACCATCTTCTACTGGCAAAGTACAAACACGAATTTGTCCTATCTGTTTATGTTCAAACTCATCATCAGTATCCTCGTATATTGTTTCCATAATACGGATCTGAGTTAGCGTTGGCACATTGTCGATTACGTCTGTTTTATAACCAAGAACATCCTCTATTGATAAGTTAACAAAATACGGTCTAAAGTTCCCTGCTTGAGCTTGCACTCTAGTTAATTCACCTCTCGCAGGAGAATCTACCATAATAAACGAAATGCCTGACGCTTGAGCCTCATCGAATATGTCTCTTGAAAACTGTGCAATATCTCGGCCTTGCAAATCTACGTTAAAAGCCCAAACATCAAGATCCGTTCCTGTTTCTGCAAGAACAACAGGCGTTTCAAATACCTTGCCCGATAGATCATCGATTGTTTTGCCGACTCCATCAAAGAGCCATGTTGAGGCTAATCTTGCCTCGTAATCATCCTCTGTCTCCTGTGGGAACTTAGGTAAGTAAGTCTCACCTTGTTCACGCATATATCGACCACCTTTCATAAGATCTCGACAAGGCGCTGACATTTTCAGCATTGTTTCTATTTCTGGAGAACGGTTTGCAACTGAATTACTCATATTCTAATCACCATTTTACCTGATGCCTGTGCTTTAATTAAAGGCGCGATTGCGTATCTAACTGCATCGGGAGCATGATTGTTAGCATCAATTATATCTGGCATTATATCACCCGACAATTTATCCACCTTATGACTATATAACCTAAAGTCGTCAATAGCGCCCTTGCAGCTTGGTGCTATTATGACAGATTTAAACCCACGAATAAACCTAATTCCTTCTTGTATACTATTAGGCCACTTTTTTACACCTTCCATTCGAGGAAAACCATGCCTTTGTAGATAGCTGATTGTCTTGGGTTCTGCGCTATCGGCTCGGCAAGTATACCTATCAAACTCTGGTATTATCTTCGTTATGAAGTTGTGAGTATTATCTATTTCTATTCCTACTCCGTAAGCCTCTTTCTCAATGTATAGGTTTTCATCGTTTACCCAACACTTAACAGCAACTAAAGGATCTGGTCTAAATCCAAAGTCTACACCTAAATATGGCCCTTGCCATCCTTGCACTGGTTCGAAGTCCTCTATCGACCATTTATCGTGAAAGACTTGAGCATCGTTAACAACCTCATAACCACCTAACCAGATATGTGAATACCGTTCAAAGTCTCTTTGCTTTGCAACCTCGGCTAGTTCGACCATCGCATTAGGAACAAAAGGGTTATCATCGTAGTTAACATGAACTAATTGACTGTTTGGATTAGAATTAAATACTTCTTCTACTGCGTCACTTGGCTGTCGAGGATTCCAACTGAACCATATTTCTGCTCCTTCTTTACGCATAGTCGGATCAAGTAGCTCGATTGATCGCTTCGATAGGCTTTGAGCTTCTTCGCACCATGCCAAATCGAAACCCTCTAATGATTTAATGCTGTCAGCCGTATGATCCTGCATCCCTTGAAAGATTATAACGCCATGTCCTTTAAGGTTCTTTATCTCTGTTGTTTGTATCTCAAACATATGATCGACACCTAAAGCGTTTATTTTATCCTCTAGTAATTGTTTAGCTGAGAACTTGAGTGATCGTTGAACCTCACGAATACAAACAACTCTGCTATTTGGGTTCATTAGTTGCCGTTCTATTACAGCTTCAGCAAAGAAGTGAGACTTACCTGATGCTCGACCGCCCTTTGCTCCTCTGTACCTAGGTTGACCATTCTCTCCATGTAAGAGAGGCAAAGCCCATCTAGGAGTTTGAATCTGTAGACTTGTCAATGATTACACGCTCTATCTTTGTTGGTGTCATAGATCCATCAGGACTGAAGTGTTCTAACGATTGTGTTTCCTTCCATCCGCATTGAGTTTTAAGATAGAATATCTGAGAAGCTGTATCTCCTTCAGT